TCTTGTTTGCTTTTAAAATAATTATCCATGTTTAATGCTTTGTCTAATATATTTTGGGTTGATATTAATATAGAAGTTAAATCTGTTATTATTCCTTGTATTTGTCTTATTGGACTTAAAATGGAATTTACCATTTGATTAACTCTATTAGTTATAACAGTTGTAACTGCGGAGATAACAGCAGTTATCATTGCTGATGCTACATTAGCTAATCCACCTAATATACCTGCTATATTAGGTGGAGCACCAAATATACTTTGTGCTAAACATAATATTCCTTGTGAAGCAGATATTAATTTATCTACAGTTCCATTTAATGGTTGTAAAAATCCAGTACTTGCTCTATTAAAAAGAAAGGCCATACAATTATTTATATACTTAAATAAAAAACCCACCATTTCTGGTGGGTTTTAAAATTTATATTATATAATAATAATTATATTTCAATAGCAAAACGTCTACGTTGAATAGGACCACGATTAGCAAAACCATTCGCTTCAGTTACACTTTGAAGAGCAGTTGCAGTATTTACAGTAAATAATGTACTAGAACGATCAGTAAAGTATAATGCAAATTGAGAACCATGATATCTTTTTTCTACTCTAAATGCAACACCAACAGCAACAGATAATGAAGCCATAGTATTTGATCCCCCTGCTGATAATTCATTATATAATAAACCTGCTACAGATTTACCACCAACTACACCACCATTAGGAACAAATATTACAGTATTACCAGATCCAGAAAGACTAGGAGCAAAATCTCCAATTTGTGGAGGGTTTTCTGTATTAACATCAAAAACTAAATTACTAAAATTTGCCATACTATTATTTACTCTTTTCTTTTAACTTTTGATAGATATTAAATAATTTTTGTCTAAAATGTTTAAATGCTCTGTTAGAAGTTCTTTCATACATTTTATTCTTGTATCTATTATCTGGTGCTAATTCTGGATCATCTGTAGGTAATACAGGAGGATTACTTATAGTTTCTATAAATGATAATTTATCTTCTATTAATCCATTAAATGTAGGATTTTTTACTTTTTGTAATTTACCACTAGCAAATACTTCTTTTGGCGTATTTAATATAACTGATAACATATACAATACATCAGATTTTCTTTTCGAATTATCATAAAAATTCATTATATTATGTGCTAATTCTCCAAATTGTGCTTCAAATTCAAGTTGATCTGTAAAATATAAAAAATAATTTACATTATTAAAATTTTTACCGTTAGTATATTTGAAGCTACTTTGTTTAAATTTTTGAATTCCATGAATCATTTCATGGACTATTGTATTAATTAATATATTTTTGTCGCCAAATAATAAATTAAAATTTACAAGTATCTCACTTTTTATTATATTATTCTCTATACCTAATTGACTATAATATGCTCTATCATCACCCATATCCTTATTCTTAATAAAAAATATATTAACGTCTAATAATTTATTTGTTACTTTTTCTTTAGTTCTTATATTTCCAATATATAAAGAATTTTCATTTTTAACTATTTGTTTTTCTAAAAAACTTTTAATTTTTTTAGAATCCCAATTATTTGCCTTGGCTTTTTTCTCTATATTATTAAATACAAAATTATTAATTAACGTGTATATTTGTTTTTTTACCGATTCTGAAGGTAAAGTTACATTTCTTTCAACAATTAGCATAAATATATTTATGGATTTTAATGACTTAATCGAGCATATAATAGTATTAGAACAAAATTGTACTAAGGTAACCAAGAAATCTTCTTCTAATAGAAAAGGAAAGAAATGGACTAAATGCGCTCGTCAACCAGATGGTAGTATTAAACGTATTCATTGGGGTCAAGCAGGAGTTCGTGTGACTGGTAAATCTGGTAATACTAAACGAAAGAAATCATTTAGAGCAAGACACAAATGTTCTTCTGCTAAAAATGGTTCACCACAAGCAGCAGCTTGCTCTGATTGGTAATATTTAAAAAAAAAACATTAATAAAAACAAAAACACCGCAGATTTCTCTGCGGTGTTTTTTTAAACTAACTTTGAACTTCAGGTTAGAAGTAGACTGATTGATTACCGGGAGTGAAGGCAGTGCCAAGACCCTTGAGGATGATTGTATGATAATACAAGCTCGCGCCGAAGATATTATCTACTACACCATAACGGGTCAATAGACCTACGCGAGGAGCGAAGTCATTTGGACCGATAGTGCGTTGAATCATTACAGGGATGTATGGGCAATAAATGATACCTGAGTCATAGAACTCAGAACCTTTATAACCTAACAAGGCATACTCAACACCAGAACCAGAGTAACCAGTACCAGAGTAAACATTACTGTTTTGTACTTCTGTGCGAGTGTCACGGTAAACTTGGAAACGTCCACCAAGGGAACCAACTTTAGCTACGCCAGTTGACTGGGTAGATACATTGCCCTGAACTGATACCCATTGGAATTCGGGTAGCATTTCAAAGATAGCGCAAACGCGAGGAGTTGCAACAATAAAGTTTGCAGGACCACGACGATTGCGAATTGCAATGCGGTTAGCTTCGATGATTACACGTTGGTAGAAGTCACGATTACGCTCAACAAGCCAGCGACCATCTGCTGAAGCAGGAGACCAGACAGAGTATCCTTTTCCATAACCACCATTTAAGGAAGTTTGGATCATACGGATAATCATTTCACGGTCGATTTCAGCTTGGATCTCATACGCCATAGCGTTTGTGATCTCAGCATCGATATCGATACCGTTCATGTTCTTAAGATCTTGCTCCAATTCGACAGACCATTTAGCACCTAATCTACGAGTACCAGCTTCAACTGCGGTTTTCTCAAAGCTAACTTCAACAGTTGGGATGTTAGCATTGATTTCGAAATTCTTAAGAATTTCAGCAACGCCTTGATCTTGAGCTGCGAATAACCCGAAATCTGTATTACCAGAAAGGGCAGCAGAGGAAGAACCAGTGAAACGAGTATCGAGATGTTGGAATCCAAGTTCATTGTCACCATTTGCAGTAGCACCAGAATAACGACCTGCAACACCACTAGTAACAACACGGTTACCGGGAGATGGGGTCCAAACTCCACTTGTACCAGCGGTATAAGCAGAATCTTGATAAGGACCACCAAGAGTGTCAGCAGAATATTTATAACGAAGTGCGAATGCTAATCCAACTGGACCACTCATTGGTTGAACGCCAACGATTTCGTTAGTGATCAACTCAGGGAATGTACGACGGATCATGGGAATAAGGATCTTAGGCAAACGATTGTCGCCAGTAGCGTAGAAATCGGTATTACCGAAAGCTCCACCATTGACTCCATTATTTGCAGTTCCAAAAGGTCCACCAGCTCCACCAGCAACATTAGCTTCACGCAAACAGTATGCTTCTTGGTTTTCAAGCAACATAGCAGTGTTTAAACGAGTATGTTCATCTTCAATAGGTGAAACACTCTTTGAGGTATAGTCGAGCACTGGTGCCCACTTTTCCAAAAGAGTCTTTGCACGATCTTGATCGATGTATGATTGTACGGGTTTGATTTGTTTCATATGTTTTTAATTTCTTTCTATTTTTTCGACCTCAAGTACTTTTAAAAAGTACAGGATTTCAAGTAATATTTACTTCTACCAAATTTTTGTATAAGGTAAATACTATTAGTATTTACTCAATTCGTTCAAATAATTTGAAACGTGTGGAAAATTTTCTTCGTCTTGTTGTTGATTTTGTTCAACTTGTTCTTCAATGACAACACGATCAGTCTTTACTTTACGATCTTCAAAAGCTTCATTCTTAAGACTTACTAATCTTTCTTCTTCCTTTTTATCAAAAAGTGAAAGTGTATAATCAATGTTTTCTACAATGAACTTAGGAGACTTACCTTCAAATACACGTTGTGCATATTCTTTCTTCTTAGCAGGTAATTTGGAAATCTTTTGTTCAAGGATTAAATCAGCTTGAGCTTTTGCTAAAGATTCACGAAGAGTTTTAACTTCATTAGTAGCTTCTTGTGAAGCTTTCTTGTATTGATCAATTTGAGTTTTGCCATCAAACAAAGCACCCTTTAATGATTCATTCATTAATGCTGTATCAATTGCTAAAGCTTCACGAAGGTTATTCAAAATAACTCTTGCTTTCTTATTATTAACAGCTTCCATTATGGATTGTTTAGGAACCTTGGATTCAATAAACAAATCTACATAATGAGAAATTCTTTCTACCAAATCAGATTTAAATTCAGTTGCTTGTTCCTTGAGGATTTTTTGATAACGCTCAACAACCATTTTTAGTTTTTGTGCATTATTGCTATCAACTGCTTCAACTACTTTTTGTAGCTTCTTAACATGATCAGCATCTACTGCTTTTAATAATTGTTCAGCTTTTGTTGTGTATTCTGAATCTTGTTCAGTCAATGCTTTTTCAACATGGATCTTAACACGTTCATTTACTGCATTATCAAATGCTTCTTGGATTTG